CGGCAGCCCACCGACGAGGGGAGCGATGGTGCGCCGGGACCTAGCTGCATCCTTGATTGGCGTCCTCGTCGGCCTGGCGCTCAGTTGGCTAGTCCTAGCCACCTCCCAGGCATCCCAGGGCAGCAACAGCACGGATCCCGTGACTTGGGGCCCTCAAGCGCCGACCCCGGCAGCACAGAGCACGGTGTTTGGTGTGGTAGCGCTCATGTGGTCCGCTGGATGCAACGGCGGAGAGCAGATCGCACTTGACCCAGGGCGGTACGAGATGGGCACCTGCACGATGGGCGGCGATGAAGTGACGGTTGCTGTGTTCGCCCCGGAGGCTCAATCGGGGTGGGTCCACTCAATGAGAGAGCTCGGAGCCATCGTCGTGGAGGGCGACCGGTGGGCGGTCGCCAGCCTGAACACTGCGGCCCCCGCGGAGTTTGCCGCCGCAGTACCAGATTGATGGACATCACAAAATCCCGCCTGGCTTCACGGCCGGCGCGGTGTAGCGCGGGCGGCAGCGAGGCCCCGCAGAACGCCAGTAGCTGCGGGGCCTCGCTGTACCAGGTTACGCGTCGGACTGGCGTTTGCGTGGTCGTCCGGGGGCGCGGTGCCACCCCTTGCCGAAGGCGGCGATGTCGTCCGCCCGGTACATTCGCCCCCCGGCGAGTTCGACGGCAGGTGCCGGAAAGTCGGGGCGCTGCTCAAGCTGGCGAACTCTCGCCGTGGACACGCCGAGTCGCTCGGCGATCTCAGCGGAGCCGAGCAGGTCCCAGCCTCGGGATCGTGCCGCGGACGTCTCGATGATCAGGCGGTCCGGGCCGGTAAGTACCCCGCCGCGGACCAGCGCGGCGGCACCGGTCAGTCGTACTGGCCACTGTATTGCCTCGTTCATGGCCGCCTCGTACTCGCCCGCGTCGAGTGGGGCGCGCAACCGCAGCACTCCGAGGGTTTCCTGGTAGTGCGCGATCGAGGCTCCTTCGGCCGCCTGGTCGAGGTGTTCGTCGCGTAGGTCACCGACGAATTCGAGTTCGAAGTACCAACTCATGATGCTCTTCTCCTTTCTTTGGTTGGTGAAGGTGGGGCGAGATATCGGAGGTGGCCGGGGTCGGCGTAACCCGACCCCGGCGTGCCTCGACTAGTCCTTGAAGGACCAGTCGAGGCCGGCGCTGATCAACACCCGTAGGACCTCCAGCACGTCACCGGCGTCCTTGGGGGCTACGAGCCAGTTGTCGCCGCCCTTACGGAAGTGCCACATGCTGCTGCGGGTCTGCCGGACGAGAAAGCCCTGGCGTTCGGCTTCCTCGGCGATCAGCTGCATCGCTTCTCCGATTTCCATCTTTCACCTCCCTTCGTTGTGACTTCACTCTAACACAAACCATTGCGGATGCGTAAGGGTTATCTGGATGTCTGGGCTGGTTCCAGACAGCGCGAAGCGCCCCGCCCAGCCTTGCGGCCAGACGAGGCGCTCATGTTTGGTGGTCGGCGCCGGCCGGGACGTCACCGGCGGCACCGCAACGACGACCCTACCCGGGCGTGTGCTGCATGGTGGCGTCGGTGAGCCGCTGCCGTGCAATCTGGGCGTAGTGGGCGCTGGCCTCGATCCCGATAGACGGGTGGCCGGCGTCGACGGCGGCAACGCCGGTGGAGCCGGAGCCGGCGAACGGATCGAGAATAGTGCCGCCGGGCGGGCATACCCTGACCAGGTCGGCGAGCAGGCTGACGGGTTTCTGGGTGATGTGCTGCCTGCCCTTGCGGGGCTGGCTGGCACTGTAGAGGCCGGGCAGGTAAACCGGGTTGCGGGTGGCGTCGAGCGGCCCGTGTGAGCCCCACAGCAGGAACTCGCAGTCGGCCTTGAACCCGCCGACACGCGGGCGGGAGATGGGTTTGTGCCAGCAGATGATGCCGCGCCATAGCCAGCCGCCGGCCTGCAGCGCGTCGCTGGTGGCCGGTAGTTGCCGCCAGTCGGTGAACACCAGCAGTGACGCGCCGGGCCTTGAGACGCGGAGGCAGTCGGCGAGGATCAGCGACAGCCATGCGGTGTAAGAGCGCTGGTCGCGGTTATCCCCGGTGAAATCCCGTAGCTGATGGGCGACGTCGCCGGAGACGTACTTGCTGCGGGTGGTGTGCTTGGTCCGGTCAGATTGGGTACGGCCGCCGGAGTTGTACGGCGGGTCGGTCAGCACGAGGTCAACGCTCGCGGCGGGCAGGGTGGGCAGGATCGTCAGGGCGTCGCCGTGGTGCACGGTCCAGGCGGTCATTCAGTTCTCCCGCGTTAACCCCGGGGGTGTCTGGGTGTCCGCCGGTGGTGGTGCCCCCGAGTCACCACCACAGGCGGGTGTGGTTACGTCGGCAGGACTACTGCTGCCGGGCGGCCGGCGCCTCATAATGAGGCGCTGCCGGCGTGCCCAGCAGTACCCCCAACCACGGCCACCGGGCCTCGGCCACCCGGACGAGCGCGTAGTAGCCGGCCATCGCCAGCGCCACCACCCCGGCCGTGAGAGCGGTGCCCGAGTCGGCGTCGAGGACGATGCCCGCCGTCGAGGCGAGCCAGGCGAGCAGGGCGCCGACAGCGGCGGGGACAGCGGTACGGATCAGGCTGATCAGGTAGTCGTGAGTCATCGGTCCTCCTGGGTGCGGTTGGGGGTGGTGTTGGCGCCGACCTGCTCGGCGATTCGGCCGACCTGGTCCTTGATCGAGCTGCCGCCGTTGGGGCGCAGCTCCTCCAGGGCGGTAAGTCGGCACTCGATCCGGCCGACCCGGGCCATCAACCCGGGGCGCCCATCGGGGAGGCCGGGGCGGGGTGGCTCGCCGATCAGGTCGTCGACGAGACGACCGAGCCGCCGGGCGCCTTGGCCGACCTTGTGCAGTACTTGGGCGGCGGCGCCGATGGCGACGATCGCCGCCGCCGCATAGAGCAGCGCCTCCACTGTTTCTGCCCTACCGGATCGGGTTGCGGTATGCGGCGGCCCACGTCTTACGGCCCAGCAGCCCATCGCGGGTGAGGCCCTGGTCGGCCTGGAATGCCTTGATCAGCTCCCGGTACTCCGGCCCATACAGGCCATCGGCGCCGCTCTTGCGCAGGTACCGCTTGCCCTTGCCGGCCGGCCAGCCTCGGCGGGTGAGCTGTTTGGTCCAGATGGCGAGCCACTGCCGGTCGGTCTTGCCGTTGAACTTTCGCCGGTAGTAGCCAGACACCGACCGATTCCCTCCGCTCCGGGAGCCGAAGTAGTAGCCCCCGATTCCCTCCGCTCCGGGAGCCGAAGTAGTAGCCGCTCGGCAGAGGGAACGCCACCACGGGGCCGGGAGCCGGCCGCGGCGGCACCGGTTCCGGCGTGCCGAGCTGGTCAAGCCGCCAGTCCGTACCCCGCACCGTGTCCGCGGCCTGGGTAAAGTCCGAGTTCACGTGACAGTGGGTCGTATGCCGGTTCGACCCGGTGTAGGCGTGCGTGGCGAACTGGTGCCGGCGGTGCCAGATCCGGCCCTGGTAAATGATGTACCGCACCCACCACAGGGCACCCGATCGGGCGAGTGTCACCCACAGTTGCACGACCTGTTCCATCGTGACCCCGCCCGGGTCGTGCAGGTCGGCGTCGAAGTCTCGGGCCCGTACCTCGTCGAGCTGGTCGCCGTCGCGATACTCGGGTCGGCCGGTCCGGTCCGGGTTGTGGCTCGACGGGTAGCGTTGGTGGGAGGTATCGCCGATCGAGCCGTCCGATCTGGTGTCTCGCTTGGGGAACCGCTGGTTGAGCTGGTCGCGGGCCTCATCCAGATTCGGTACTACTGTCCATGCCATCGTTCATCTCCATGATTGGCCAGTCGGTCTGCTCAGGGTCGAGCCATGGATCTGGGGTCAGCTCCCCGATGTGCTGCTCCGGTTCCTCATCCGGGACCGGGTGTGGAATCACAGTCATTACTCGCCCTCAGTTGATGTAGGTTGCGGTTAGGCGCAGATTTGTGCCCGCCTCGATATCACCGCCAGCCGCACGTGCCTCGACCACCCCGTTGGAGGCGTGGATGATGCCCGTTACGGAAAAGTAGCCGTTATCGCCGGACCACATGGTTGATGACCCCGTCGGCCCCCACCATGAGGGCAGCGTCCCAAGCTCGCGGTCCGGCAAATTCCCATTCGCGCTTAGGTTGCTCGCGTATCGAATGCTAAATGCACGACGAGTACGCAGACTCCGGCCGTCCGCCGAAGTTGAAAATTCAGTAGGGTTAAATTGTCGGCGACCGTAAAACCCGTGGTGACCTCCTCATAGTATCTGCCATTTAGCCGGGCGGGCATTAGCAAATTTCCAGACGCGATTAGCTCAGGCATTTCTCCCCTCTCTCGTTAGAGCGGTGTGATCGCCGGTGTCCAGACCTGCACCGAGGTCCCATCCGGCCAGGCCCGTTGGACTCCGTTGACGGCCCGCGCGGACAGAGTCACCGTCTGCGTGAGCCCGGTGCCGGTGATCCCGGTCGCGGTCACACGCTCCCCACCGCCGATCCGGAGATCCATCGGGAAGTCCGCGGGATCTACGCTCCAGGCGCCGTTTTCGGCCGTAGATGTCAGAGTGAGTGACAGTGCGTCAGCATCGACGCCCGTGATGGTGGAGCCGTCCGCCGGGACACGCTGCGGGCCGTCGGCGACGGCGACGTTCCACCGGTCCGCCGGCTCGGTGGCAAGCTCGACCGTCCAGCGGCGTCGGCCGGTGATCGTCTCGCGTGCGTGCACGAGGGTCTGGTCGATCGTGTCGGTTGTCGCCGTCCCGGGGGCGTTGATCACCTGCACCCGGGAGCCGGGCTGGCAGCTCACCCAGTCCGCGGTCAGTTCACGGCCGGAGTGGGTGTGCAGCGGCACGGTGAGGCGATACCGGGTGCCCGCCTGCCCATACATCCATAGCCGCCAATTGGCGTGATGCTGCAGTTGGTTGTCCGACGCCAGGCTGAGACGGGGGCTCGACGGAATCTGGCCTCGCTGGGTGATTGAGTCCTCGTCGGCGGCGACCGCGCTGGAGCCACCGATGCGTGTGACCGTCCAGTGGTTACGCAGCTGCTGGTCGTTGGCGGCCGGGGTGAGCTGGCCGCCGAGCTGCCGGTCGGCGGCATCGACGGTCAGAGCCGGCGGGGCGTTGTATCGGGACCAGCGAGGCAGGTACGCCAACCCGTGTCCGGACTCGTAGATGATGCCGAGGTCGACCTGCTCGCACTGCTGGTACAGGTCGAGTGGGGTGCTGTCTGGCTGCACGCCCATCGCAGTCCCGCCCTCATCGGGGACTGTCGGCATCGACAGTGCGACGCCCTCCTCTGCGCACAGCCGGGCCAGCCGCAGGTGCGCCCGCTCGCCCGGGTGGGCGTTCACCCGCGAGTACGTGAGTGGCGACGTCGCGCTGTCCCACACCCGCAGATGCCCCACGACGAAATCGAGCCCGATAGACGCGAAGACGCGTTGGTCGGGGTTTAGCGCGATGGTATCGATCCGGCCCAGGGTGCCGGAGACGGTCACCGACCCTACGGTCGACCAACCCCACATGACTGTCACGTCGATGGACCCACCGTTCTGGACGGCGGATACCCTGAGAGTGGAGGGCCCGACGTACCGTGTCGGCACACTCCAGACGACGGTCGGCGACCCTGACGCGGTGTAGGCCACCAGATAGGTGCCGTAAACCTCGTTGTAGTCGTCGACCCAATCCCAGCGCGTGAACGTCGCCCCGGCGGCGGGAGTGGTCCATCGCAGCAGGACAACCTCGCCCACCGGGTTGCCCGTCTGCCAGAACGCCTCCAGCGTCCAGGCGACAGGGCTGCTGGTTCCGGCCGGCGCCCAACCGGACAGGGAGCCGCCGTCGGTCAGTAGCGGTAGGGGTTTGGTGCCCCAACGTTGGGTGCCCCCGACGGTGATGTCCACGCCCCCGGCGGCGAACTTCACGAGCCCGTCTGCTCGCATCGGCGCTTCGCCGCGGATGCCGGATGCCGCCCCCGTCGCGTCGGCCTCGTCCTCACACGGCCAGTAGGCCAGCAGTCCGTCACTGGCGGCGAGTATTGTCCGGTTCATCGGTGATCGGGTCGGCGGGGATCCGCGGCCCAGCCGTCCGAGATCGCCCACCGACTCGATGCGTGTCATCGTGAGTTTGCCGGAGCGGCCCGGCCAGGTCACCGACCAGTTCCGCACGTAGCCGGAGTGACGGTTACGCCATCCGGCCCCGTCGCCGAGGTCTATGTCCACACTGATTGGTGTCCACGTTTGCACGTGCGGCCAGTACGGAGACGCCGCATGCCCGGCGGTGAACCGGCCGTCGTTGTTGCGTAGCGTCAGCGCGCATGTCGACGACTCGGGCCGGGTAGCGCTGGACTGGCGCCCCCACTCCAGCTCGATCGGATCCGATGCCCGCCAGTAGGCGGTCAGGTCTGTCCATGACCAGGTGGCGGGGTCGGCGGACAGGTCAGCGCCGAACGCGGCGCGGATTCGCACCTGAAGCGGGTCACCGTCAGCCCAGCCCATAGCGTCTCCTACTGGTCACTGCCGATAACTTCCTGCACGTTGCCGCCACGCAGGGCCACTTGCTCCCGCAGCACCAGGACCAGATCCCCGCCACGTATCCGGAGCTCGCCGGTGAGCAGCAGCCGTATCAACCCGGCCGCTGCTGCCGACCCCGACGTGAGGGGCGCAATGGTGGCCCCACGATTGAGATACGCCAGCTCGGGGCCACGCTCACCGACCACGGCGAGACCTGGCGCGAGAGCGGTACCGCCCTTCGCCAGGTACGGGATGTTCGGGGTGGACAGGGTGGCGCCGCCCCACACCTGGCCCAGGCCCGGGACGCTAACGCCCGGAATGCGGAAGGACAGCCGGTTCCATTTGCCGATAATCCAGTTCAGGGCGCTCTTGAAGGCAGCCTTGAGCCCGTCGAAAAGTCCCCGCGTCGCCCGTCCAACCCGCCCGGGAAGCCCGGTCACCCAGCGAAGCCATGCGGAGCCCTTATCGATGATCCAGTCGAAGACAGCGCGGCCCAAGTCACCGACCTTGCGCCAGGTCCCCGAAAATAGCGACCACCACTTCTGCGCACCGGAAACGAGCATCCCTATTGCCCATTCCCAGCCGCCAACGATCCAATTCAGCACCCATTCGGCGGAGACTTTGATGCCACCCCACGCGGCCTGCCATAGGTCCTGAAACCACGTCGTTTTCGTCGCAATCCACACGATCACAGCAACAAGGGCGATAATGCCCAGCACGATCCACGTGATAGGACTGAGAGCCATCACCACGTTGAGGGCCGTCTGCACCGCCACCCACGCCTTGGTGACCACGACGATCGTGCCGATCACCCCGGCGAGGATTCCCAGCCCGGTCGCCAGCGGCACCACCCAATCACTGTTTCGAGACAGCCAACCGAATGTAGCCTCAATGAACGGAACGGCTCGTTCGAGCGTTTCAACCAGCGCGAACTGGGCCTGCCGCTTGAACGACAGGAGCCGCTGGCTGATGTCGTCTTCGAGGGCGGCGCCGGCCTTATCGCTGGCCCCCGCCACACCGTCGAGGCCATCGCCTACCGCCGCCAGGTTGTGCAGGAAGTCAGGGATATCTGCGACGTTGAGATCCTCTAGGGGGGTGCCGAATAGGGCGATTGCGGTGTTTGCCTGCTCAGTAGGATCTTCGATCGATAACAAGCCGGCCGTGATCTTCTGGAAAGCTGCGTGTGCGGTGTCACCGCCTGCGAGGATCTGATCGGACATCGCTTCGGCGTTCAACCCGATCGCCTTGTATGCACCCACCGAGGCGGACGACATGTCAGTGGCCCGGATGGTGAGTTCCTTCAGCGCGTCGCCGGTCTTGTCGATGCCGAACCTGCCCTTTTTGCTAGCGGCTGCCAGTAGCGCGAATGCTTGCTCCCCGTCGAAACCCAGCGTCCGGAAGAACTGGCTGTATTCAGTGCCGGCTTCGAGCACGTCCTCACGCAAGGCTGCGGGCACTCGGGCAGACGCAGCGGCGATCAGGTCCATGGCGTGGTCGGCGTCCTGCGCTAACCCTGAACCGATGAGCGTGGACGCGTGTTGGGCGGCCGTGGCGACATCGGTACCCCACGCGGACGCGTACGCCTGCACCTTGACGGTCATCCGCTCGATCGCACCAGCGTCGTCTACCGCCGCCAGGTGCGAGGAGACAACCGCCTGCGCGGCCTCCATCGCTTCCCCTGCTGAGTTACCGAAACCGCGGGCGTATACCCGTCCGGCGGCCTCGCCGATTGACTGCGCCAGCGCCGGATCGCCCACCCGGGCGGCGAGCCTCGCGCGGGCGGCGTCAAGTTGCAGGCCACCGAGCAAGCCGGCGCCAATTCCTGCGGCGAGCGCGGCGCCGACCGCTGGGCCGATCTGGCGGGCGCTGTGGCCCATCTGCCGCAGCTTGCCCTCGGCACCCTTGATGCCCTGTTCGAGCCGGCTGTCGTCGATCTTGAGGTAGGCAACCAACTCACCGAGCTTTAGTGCCATGTTCGTCACCTCCTGACTGGACATCGGTCGATAGGGTGCGCGAGGTCACACCCTGCGATTTGGAGAGGACAGCTATGAGGGCACGTCACCTGCTGGCCGCAGCCGTATTGGTCGCCGCGTTAGCTGGCTGTGGCAGCGCCGAAGAGGCGCCCGAGCCGGTATCGGCTTCACCCGCAGCCGATGCCACTACCGAGCCCGCACACGACTCCGGCATCCCCCCTGAGCCCGACAAAGGGAGCTGGGATGCGTACATCGCCGAGTTGAAGAAGATCGACCCTGCGATCGTCGGAGACAAGGACGAGAAGACTCTGATTGACCGAGGTCGCAACCAGTGCAGCAGCGTAAAGCAGTCGCCGGACGATCAATCTAAGCTTGTCGAGTTGACGAACCTACGGTTCACCTCGCCTGATCATCCTGAGGGGTTCGGCGAGGTGAAGGCCACGAAGATCCTTGCCGCAGTGCGTACGCACATCTGCCCGACTTACTGACCAGGTATCTCGGGGAGCTCGGGCGGCGGCGCGAGGGCTCGGTAGGTGCGCGTATCCGAGGCGAGTAGGCCGCCGATGCGTGTTTGGAGCCATCGCCAGGACCGGGTCTGCATCAGGGTCCGGTCTTCGACGTCGATGCCGTACACGTCGTGTAGGTCGGCCTCGATGAGTGCCCACTGTGCGAGTAGGGCACTCCAGGTCACCCCGCCTTCCGGCGCCCCCTGCTCTTGCGCCCGGGTGTCGGCGGGGATGTCGTACCACTCGTAGAGGCCGGTCGAGCTGTCGCGTCGGCCTCGGCCGTACGGCTCCCGCCAGTCCCGGCCCGGTTCTGCGCCCGACGTGCCTGTCGGTTCGTCGGGCGCTGGGCTTCCGGGCGGCCCCCGGAGGTCCAGTACCGTTCGGCGGCGTCCTCTCCACCGATGATCCAGATGTAGCCGGTCTGCCCGCAGAACTGGATGTACGGGTCCTCGACGCCGTTGGCGGCCATCTGCTGGTAAACGTCGCCGAGGACTCGTTCCGGCAGGCTGAGATCGCCGGGCAGCTGCGGTAGGGCCTCGATGCGGGCGACGGCGGCCTGTATCTCCTGCTCGCTGCTGGCGTTGTGTACCTCTCCGGTTACCTCGGCCAGGCGGCGGCACCACAGGCCCAGCTCGGCTGAGGGCAGCGGCAGGGTGTACTCGTGGCCTCGAACTGTCAGCGTGAGCCCTGGCGACCAGTAGGCGTCGAGGTCGTGAAGACGGGTGCCCATCAGGCGTAGGTGTAGTCGTCGGCGGCGGTGTCCGTGCTGGCCCCGGCTGTGGTGGTGACTTGGACCTGGACGGTGCCGGCGAGGCCGGCGGGCGGGATCGCCACGATGTGGCTGTCCGAGACGACCGTGTAGTCGGTGGCGGGATTCGCACCGAAGTCGACCGCGGTCACGGAGTCCGTGCCGTTGGGCTTGAAGTGTTGCCCGTAGATGTTGACCACCTGGTCGTCGCCCGCGGTTGATCCCGTTGTCGGGGCGATGCTGGTGACCGTTGGGATGAGGGAGCCGGCGGGGTTGGTGATGTCGGTGATCTGGCCCTGCCCCTGGAGCACGATGTCGATGGTCTTGCGGCCCTTACCGCCCGAAGGTGACCAAGATTTGACGTAGCAGCGGCCCTCGTGGCTTTCGCCGTCGTCGAGTCCCTCCCGGTTGTACCAGCGGATCCCGAACTCGGCGTTCCCAGCGGAGGTGGCGCGCAGCGCCTTGAACTGGCTGCGAAGGAACGCTTGCACAGCATCGATGGCGGTGCCGGCGAGGTTGGTCGACCAGGCGATCTTGGCCTCGATCCGCCAGGCGTAGCCGGTGACTTCCTCCCGCATCGCCCCGGTGTCGTCGTAGACCTCGTCGTCTTCGGTGCGCAGCTCCTCGAGGAGTTTGGCCTCCTCGATGCCCATGAGCTGCTGGTAGTTGATGGCTGGGTAGGTGGCGGTGTCGATGTCGAGTCGGTGCGTGCGGGCCAGCTCGGTGACCCGGGTGGTCGGGGTGGTCGCCATGACGCGGCCCTGCCTCTCAGTCGGTGCGGTTGGCTGTCGGGCGCATGGCCTCGACGTAGTAGTTGCTGGACGACTCCCACCTGCGGTTGGTGTCCTGGCCGAGGGAGGTGTGGTTGCGGCGGGTCACGTCCACGACCTGCACCGCGCTGAGGGCGGTCCGGCCGAGGCTGTCGAGCAGCTCGTAGACGGCGTCGGCGATGTCGTCGACGCTGCGCGGGTCATCGGCGAGTCCCCGGCAGCGCACCTGCACACCCACTGTGTGGTCGGCCATGCCGGGCAGGTCGTCGCCGAGTGGGTAGGCGGCGAGGGTGATCAGCCGGTCCGGGTGCTGCGGGATGCCGCGGATGACGATGGCTGTCTCGCCGGCCGTGTAGGCGCCGGATGTGCGCCACGTTCCGGCGCCGCCGGTGTGGAGCAGTTCGGCGAGGCCGGTCAGGAGTTGGGAGGTCCAGCCGTCACCGAGTGCCATGTCATCCCTTCAGGGGCTTGTGCGTTGCGTGGGCGATGAGGGCGAGCATCACGTCCCGGTCGGTCGTCATCGGTTGCTCCAGGTACTTGGCTTGGCGGCCGTCGTCGTGCTTGAGCGTGAGGTCTTCGTGCTGCTTGACGGCGTATGGCCTGTCGTAGGACACGGCGACGGTGCCGGAGCCGGGGTCGCTGGATACCTCGCCGGAGCGCTCCAGGTCGCCCTCTTCGTGCGGCGCCAGCGACGACGACACCTGGAGCAGGTGTTCGCCGGCCACTTCCAGCCCGTCCATGCTCGCGCTGGCGAGCGCGGCGAGCACCTCGTCGCCGTCCCACTCCAGTACGAACCCGTCATCGGCCACCGGTTACTCCAGTGACAGTTCGACGTGCTCCGGCAGGTCCAAGCCGTGTGCGGAGATGTCCGACCGGGCCAGCACCCGCGACGACCGTCCAGCCCAGGTGACCCGGGAGCCGGGCGGGCAGACCGTGCCCGGTGGGCAGTAGACGGTGGTGGAGCTGACCTGTTCGGTTCCGGCGGCGTCCTGGGTTTGCACCCGCACCAGGCGGCGGGACTGCTCCACCACGCACAGCGTGACATCGGCTGGGGCGGCGAGCACGTCACCGTAGGCGCCGGAGCCCTCGTACGCCTGCACCGAGATGGTGGCCGGCGTGGGGATGTGAACGGCGACGAAGTCAGCCCAGTCCATGCCAGGGCTCCTGCGGTCCTTGCCCGGTTAGTCCGGCGGCCTGGAGTGTCTGCCATGCCTGCGGCCACAGCCCGTTGATCTTGCTCGCTTGTTGGCTGGATCCGCCGGCACCCTGCCCGCCACGCACCACGCTGACCTTCCCGATCGCGAAGCTCGCGGTCGGTGGCATGGCACCGGTGCCGGTGATGTCCCCGGCGGCGATCATCCCGGCGACCTGCTCACACGTGGCATCGCGTAGGGCGGCGATCACGTCCGCATCCGTCGCGTCGTAGACGGCGCAGAGCAGTGCCCTGTCGACATCCCTGCTAGCTCGGGTGAGCAGCAGCGCGGCGGACGCGCCGGTCGGCACCGTCACCGGGTAGGCGGTCAACTCTGCCTCGGTTGCGTGCGCCACGCTGCTGCCCTCCCTATTCGGGTTTCGGCCCGTACTTCTCGATCAGGTCGGTTTTGGTCATCGCCTCGGCCTCGTCTGGGTCGGCACCGTGTATGCGGGTTGCGTAGCCGACCCATTCGGCCTTGAGTGCCGACACCGCGGGGGGCTCGTTCGGCGCGTCGGGATCGGGTGGGCTGACCTCGACCACGCCGTACTCGTCTCCCAGGCCGCGCAGCGTCTCTGCCTGATCGTCGGACACCTCGGCCTGCCCGTCACGGAAGCGCACCGTCCCGGCCTCGGTCCACACCTGAAGCTGCGGGTACCGGTCGCAACGGAACGCCATCATGACGTCGCCAGGCCGGTGATCTTGCCGTGGGTCTTCTCGTTGCCGTACTTAAGGCCGACCTCCCCGTAGAGCTGGCTGCGGTCGTTCGCCCCGGTGCGGCCCAGCGGCTCAGCGAAGAAGTGCCCCTTGCCGGGGATCTCCTGGTAGACAGGCATGCACTGCTCCAGCGACACCGCAGACAGCGCGTCGACGGGCATGTGCCGGTTAAGCATCAGGTTCAGCCGACCGAAGTCCGTCTCAATCGTCTGCACGTTGACTCCGGCGACGTTGCGCGACTGTTCCCGGTAGTTCTTGTTCGTAACGAAGATCGTCGTCAGGGCTCGTTTCTGGACGGCGTTGCACATCAGAGTCGCGGTCTCCGACTCCTGGATGCCGCCGTTTTCCCACACCGACTGAAGCAGGTCGAGCACCATCGTCTCGGTCAGCGCAGCAGCCGCCGCCGCGACCACGTTGGTGGTGGTCGCTTCGAGGATGCCGCGCGTCTTGCGGGCGGTCGAGTTGTCCGCCGGCTTCACGTATATGCCCTGAATGAAGCTGTACTCGATGTCCCGCGCCATCTGCTTGAGCATCTGCTCGACCTGCCAGTCGAGCTCGTTGGTTACCGGGTTGGCTAGCGCGTTGTTGATGCCGGCCTTGGCTTGGACGGCGGCGAGTTTGGTGTAGGACACGCCGACGGTCTCGTGGTGGATCTGCACGATGTTGGACACGTTGGCGCGGATCCGGTTCTCCTCGGTTGGGGCATCCGCGCCCTCCAGCGCGGTGTTCTGCCCGGCCGCGCGTAGGTCGTAGGTCTGCCATTCGAACTCGTTGGCGTCGGTCTGCCCACCGCCGGTGAGCCCGCCGATCGCGGAGAAGAACGGGGTGTCGCTCGGGGTGAGCTGGTAGAGGACCCCGGTGTAGTTGGGCAGGTCGTAGGTGGTGCCGAGCCCGGTGATGCTTCCGGCCACGGTGTGCTCCTTAGGTCGAGAGAGCCCTGGACTCGGCCGGGGCCTACTGCGTTTGCTGTTGGTGGGCGGCCGTCAGCTTTTGGTTCTGCAAGCTGATGACCTTGCGCCAGTTGCCGGCCTGCTGTGCCTCGGTGATCTGCTCGTCGAGGCTCATCGTTGTAGCGGTCGGTGCGCCGCCGAAGTGGCCGCCGGAGCGGGCCGGCAGCTGCGGCGGGCCGGCGGGCTGGGCGGCCATCCACGGGTTCTGCGCGGCGATCGTCTGGATGGTCCAGGCGAGACGCTGCGCGTAGTCCGGGGCGGCCGGGTCCAGGCCGGCGGCGGCCTGCTGCCATGCGGTCGAGCCGAGCAGCGCGGCTGGGTTGACCCCTGCCTGTTGGGCGGCGGTCCCGGCGTGCTGGGAGACGGTGGCGGTCCGCAGTTGCGTGTCCCGCTCGGACACCTGGCTCCGGAGCCGCTCGATCTCCTCTCGGGCGGCCTTGGGCAGCCGCGACAGGTCATAGCCGCCACCGTCGTTGTCCGGCTGACCGGTTAGAGGGGGCGACAGTGGCTGGGGCGGGCCGAGGTCCGACGGTGCCGGCGGTTGCCCGGTCGGAGCGGGTGGCGGGGTCCAGCCTTGCGGCGGCGTGGGTGGCTGCTGGGGCGGGGTCTGCGGCGGGCTGCCATACGGCAGCCCCTGCTGCGGCTGCGGGGCGGATGGTAGGGGCGACGCGGGCGGCGCGGCGGGCGGCGGCTGCTGACCGACCTGCCCCGCGGGCGGGGCGGGTGGCTGCTGCGGCGGCGCGGCGGGCGGCTGCGGGGCGGGCTGAGTCACGATCGACTCCTCGGGTTGGGTGGTGCTGCCCCCGGACGGTCCGGGGGACGTCTATCGGGCGGCGCCGATCTGCTCGCGGGGGCGCTGCCGGGTCAGCCCGGTCGCGTCGACGTGGGCGCGGATCGCGGCCTGAGCGGCGCGGACTTTCACCGCGGCGGCGCGGCGGGCGGCCGGATCGATCGCGGCGGCCTCGCGAAGTTTGGCGCGGCGTATCCGACGCTCCAGCTCCCGCAGGCGCTGCCGGTCACGGTCGCCTTGCGGGTTGGCGGTGTGGGCCGGTCTGCGGGTGGCGCCGGGCAGGTAGGCGGTCAGCCGGTGCGTGCAGTTCGGGTGCAGCAGACCGCCTCGGGTGGCGTCGTCGACGCTGCCGGCCACCTCGACGGCGACGGTGCCCTCGGCCACGGCCGAGGCGACGTGCTCGGTGCGGCGCCCGGCCGGCCCGGACCGGGACAGCACCGTGCCCTCCCACGGACGGCAGCGGGAGCACTCCTGCGGCGAGTCGCTGACCATGACCAGGTCGAGGCCGGCGGCGCCGATCCGGTCCAGATGGCCCTCCACGAGGGCTTGGGCGACGGTGGTGCGGGTGGCCATTTCCACGTAGGAAGCTAGCTGCCAGCGGCGGCCGGCCCGGTCTACGAACCCGGTGATGCCCTGGTTGAGTAGCTGCTCCCAGGCGACCTGGGCGGCGCGTCGGCGGGTGGCTAGGCCGGCGAGAACGTCGGGCGCGGCGGCGCGGGCGATGACGTCCCGGTAGGCGTCGAGGGTCCAGCGCAGGATCCGCAGGTGTGTGCCCCGTAACGTCGACACCAGCGCGTAGGCGAGGCGTTGCATCGCGGCAGCGCCGGGCATGTGGGTGGCGACGCGGGCCAGCTCGGCGGCGAGGCCTGCCCGGCGGGCGTTGACCATCTCTTGCAGCCCCGGCGGCAGGTCGGCAAGCTTGGCGCGGGCGAGCCAGTCCGGGTGGGTGTCCTGCACGCGGGCCAGCTCCGCGAGCGCGTCGTGACCGCCGCGTTGGTAGGCGAGGACGACCGCCTGGGCGACCCGGTCGGCGAGGGGCCCATCAAGCCGGTCAAACAGGGTCAGCGCCCAGCGGCGCACCGTCTCGGTGGCGGCGAGTTTGTTGTCGGCCCAGTCGGGGCGGTCCATGCCGGCGGCGAGCCGGCGGGCCAGGTCGGTGGCGAGCCGGGTTTGCAGGTCGCCGTACAGGTCGACGAGAGTGCGGGCGAGCTGGTCGGCGAGGTGCTCTGGCATGGCTTACCCCCCGGTGAACGTGCTTGGATCCTGTACCTGCCGGCCTGTCTCGGCTTGGATCCGGGTGACCTCCTTTTCGACCTGGGGTCCGTCCCAGTCCGGGTTGATCAGCTGCACCAGCGTCTCCGTGGACGCTGCTTCGGCGCGGCGCAGCAGGTCAGCGGTGGTCGCGAGCCGTTGTCGATCCTCTTGCACACTGTCCGCGAAGGTGATCTTCGGTGGCTGCGGTGTCACCTTCGCCCGAAACACGGCGCGGGCGATCTCCAACTGCGCGGCGATGACGGACGACAGGCCCGGCCGCCAGTAGAGGGCCTTCTTCGCCCGAGTCACGAGGCTGCGCCGCTCCCGGGACTGGATCTCGGTAGCGGTCGCCGCGGCCTCACCAGCGATGCCGAACGTCTGCTGGCTGTAGCCAGCGTCGCGGAGGATCTGCTCCAGCAACTCGTTCGCCGACCGGGAATGCTCCTCAACGCGGATCGCGAACTGGCTGACCGTGATACCAGCCCCGGAGCCGCTCTGCCCGGGCAGGTCATGCACGGGAGTAAACAGTCGCTGGTCGACGTCGAAGGTCGCGCCGCCGCCAGGGCCCTGGGACTGAAGCATGTACGACGGCACGATCAGCCGGCCCTTGGCCAGGTCAATGTCTCGCATCCACGCCGACCACACGAAGTCGAGCTTGTCCATCAGCGGCTCGACACCCTCGTAGTCGGAGCGTCCGAGGTTGGCGCCCGCCGGTGTCGCCCTCCACCTGCGTGACGGCATCTGGTTCGGGACATAGGCAGCGGTGAGCTGCGTGCCGGTTTCGATCGTGTCACCGTCAACGGTGACCTGCGCGGCGAGGCCCGCGGTCTCCGGATGCTCGGTCAGCGGCACCCGCCGGCCGAGGCTAGTCAAGCCGCCGACGTACAGGCCGTGGATGATGCCACCCGGCTCATGCCGCTCCAGGTGCCGCATCACCTGCTGCCCGTCTGTTTGCAGCTCCCGCCAGAACGTGACCGCGTACAGCTGGTCATAGCGCCACTCAGGTACGGCCGCGTCGGCGTGAACGGAGGCAATCCACGGCCGGTCGGAGACGTCGCGGTCCCAGACGACGCGGAGGTAGACGCCGCCGAGCGCCGCCTGCACGTCCGCGGCGCACAGCAGCGCGGCTTGAAACTGGTCGCCGGCCTGCTCCAGCCATGCCGTCGTGTCGGTGTCATCCGTGACGACCTTCGGCGGCTCACTGAACAGCAGATCGGCGCTGGTGGTGGCAAGGTCGGCGGCCACCGGGATGTGCAGCTTGTCGGGTGGCTCGCCGCTCATGGCGGGCCGCCCCCACCAGAGGCGGGCGAGCCACCCGCCGACGCCTCCGGCGTACTGAACAGGGCGCGGACTCCAGCGGGCGACGTTCGCCGCGTAGTAGGCGTGCAGGCGTTGCGGGTCGCCGGAGTACCAGGCGTCCCACTCCTCAAGCTGGTTAAGGATTGGCTTGAGGTCGCGGGGTGGCCATTCGACGTCGTGGTTGGGCAGCGACACGGGGCGGCCCTCCTCGGGTCCGATGGTCAGCTCAGGCGGCGAGGTGCGGGACGGAGCGCAGTAGCGGGCGCCACAGCACCTCGGGGGTTTTGATCGCGTACCGGGCGGCGTCGATCGAGTGGTCATCGGCCTTGATCGGCTTGTCCTCACCAAGGAGGGCGGCTTTGTCGTCCCACACATAGCCGGGTACTTCGGCGATCCAGCCCTCGCACGAGTCGTGCACGAGAAGCAGACCCTCGGCGAGCAGCGAGGCGACAAGTCGGATGCCGTCAAGGACGTCGTTGTCGGCGGCGACCGGCATGAGGCCGTCGCGGAAGAGTTGGTGGCGGAAGCCGGCGGCGGCCGGGTCGACGCACACCCACTCAGGCTGGACACGCATATTGTCGAGCCAGCTACGTAGCCGCGCCGAGTATTCGGCCTGGGTGAGCTGCCGCATCCGCTGCTTCGAGTCCCACCGCCACTCCCGGCACAGGTACAGGCGGCCGTCGTCACCGACACCCAGTAGCAGTCCGGCGAACGGGTTGACGTCTCCGTAGTCCACGCCGAGGGAAACCCAACGGGTGATATGCGGTAGCTCGCTGACCACGTGCCTGTCCGGGTCCCAGCCTTCGTAGACCGCGCCCTCGGCCATAACCCACTGGCCGAGGATCATCCGCCGGTACCACAGGCCCTTGTATTGCCGTCGATACCGATCCTTGACCCGCTCGGATAGGAACGGGTTGTCATCGAGGCCGAAATGCCAGATCGCCCAGTCACCGTGCAGCCGCCCACCGGGGCGGGCTTCGTCGATGCCGTTGGCTTTCAGCCAGTGCCGCGGGTTGTCCGGGTTCGTGTTGCCGAACAGTTGGGCGCCGTCGAGAGAGCAGCGGGCGAGTAGCTGTTCGTGGAAGCTCTGCGGCATCAGCGACCACTCGTCAACGTAGGCCGACGCGCAGGTCATGCCGCGGAGCCGGCTTTCGGAGCGTTCGTCGTTGAAGGTGATGACCTCGATGATGCGGCCGAGGATCGTCGCTGTCGGTGCTCCCCGGGTGTAGGTGGTGGCCTTGGACAGCGGGCCGAACAGTCGGGAGTCGCGTAGCGGGTTGAAGATGTTCCGTACGGCTGTGTCGTAGGTCTTCGCGCACACCACCAGATCGCCGCTGGTGGGAGCGTCGGCTACCTGCATGAGCCAGCGCAGCAGCCCGGAGGCGGTCTTTCCGGATCGGACGGCGCCCTCGGCGAGGTTTACGAACGCGTTGGAGTCGACCACGTAGTCGGTCTGCTTCTCGGACAGGGGCAGGGCGCGCAGGTTAACCACCATCGGTGGACCTCGCCTGGTCGCGGGCAGCGCGTAGCTGGTCGCGTAGCTCCAGCAGCATGCCCTTTTCGTCGTCGCTGCCGGCGGCCTTGTCGTATTCGGCCAGCTTGAGCGCCGTGCCCGCAAGGGCTTGAATCGCGTTGGCGATGTTGCGTTTGTCGGCGAACGGCGGCTCTTCCAACGTGGTCGAGTTGTAGTCGTTCTCCCGACCGCCGAAGTTGTAGACCAAGGCCGGAGCGAACATCTGCGCCATGAGCTTCTGGGCGGCGTCGAGGGCGTCAACGTGTAGTTGTGCGCGGCGGGCAGCGCCGTCAGCTTTGCGCGCTTCGGTGGCCTTGGCGGTCGCGCCGGACCGCTCGAAGGACAGGCCCAGTTCCTGAGCGAGGCGACTGATGGTGCGTCCGGAGCGGCCGATCGTCCGGCCGATCTCGTTGCGAGACATGCCCTGGGCGTGCAGTTCGCGGACTCGGTCGTAGTCGGCCTGGGTGACTGGTCGGGCGGTCATGGTGTGTCGCTCCGTCCCGGGCCTTGCCCGGTCAGAGGTGGGAGGGGTGGGCTTCGCGTGGGGTTGGTGCGGGCAGGCCGTCCCAGCCTGCGACCTGCCCGCACTCCTCGTGCGTCCCGGTCCTGGGTACGCGAAAGCCCGGCACCACTGAGTAGTCGACCGGGCTTTGGGCACACTCCGCCTATGCGGGGATGTGTGAAAACATGATCGCTCCGTTAGGCGGCCGCCGTCAACTCGACACGCGCCCGGCCCCGGCCGGTGGTTCGGGTGAGCATCTCCACGTGAGCGGCCTGGTCGTAGCGGTACCAGGTGGTGCCGCGCCCGCGCCCGGGTAGGTGGTGGGCGGGCAGGAGTCCGTGCAGCCTGTCGCCGGTGCGGCGGGAGCGGCGGGCCCAGTCACGGACCCGGGCGGCGGTGATGTCGGGGCCGAGGGCGTGGGCGATCTGCGCAGCGGTGCCGTAGCGGTGACCGACAAGACTGATCATGATTCGAGCGTATGTCCCTGTGTATAGGGCGGCACGGTGAGGACGGGTGGCCTCTCCTCTAGCAGTGGAGGTGGCCCCGGGTTCAGCCGGCGAGTGCGGCGGGCTGAACCCGGGGCCGTTCTAGGTTGTCGTTGCCGTGGGCTGCACTGTGGTCTGGTTGCGGCCCGTGGCCGCTAGGACGAGGATCGTGAGTCCGATGACCAGTGCTATGCCGACATATTCAGCGGCGGGACTAACCACTATCCATCGATATGTCGGAGCGAAGGGGTAGATGCCAGGGGGATCAGTGAATACGGGCTCGGCCAGCGTCCCGTACAGGCTGACGGCGGATGTGGCGGCGAACCCGAGCGCAGTGATGCCGAGCGCGAAAGCCGCCAGCCGGCGCGGTAGCGACCGGCGTCGGAGGCGGTACATCGTCCAGCCGGTGAGGACCCAGCCGGTGCCGGCTCCGACGGACCAGCCCAGCAGGATGGCCCCCGGTTCCCACTTTGGTTGCGCCGGGGAGATCTCTCCGGTCGACAGGACCGCACCGGAAGGGGTGGTAACCGTGGTGACGGTGAGCACAAGGCCGCCCCGGGTTGTCTGAAACCTTTGGACGACTTTCTCCAGTCGCGCGTCCCCTTGGCTCGAGGCGGAAATGGTTTCGGCGGGCCTGCTCGTCCAGCCGGCGGCCCGCAGCCGTGCCTGCGCTTCATCGACCGACCAATCCGGTACTGAGATCCCTTGCGTGGCGGACACGGTTACCTTGCGCCAGACCGTCCGTGGACGGTCATACCGGCGGACTTCCGGTGTGGTCAGTGGGGCTCCGCTGACGATTTCGACGGTCTGCAAGGCTGCCGTATCCGACGGGAGATCGGTGTTCGTGTGCCACGCCAGCCAAGAGGCCGAGGCTGCTCCCACTGCGCCGAGGGTCATGGCCGTTAGTACGGCTGCTATGACGGCTGATTTGCCGGTTGGTAGTCGGAACCACTGCCGTAGTGCTCCGCGTAGCAGGTCCGCCACGTCGGCCCGGTTGGGCCTTCGTTGGCCCGGTTCGGCGGAGTCCATCAGCGTGGTAAGGATTTCCTGGCCGTGGGTCCGGCGGTAGCCGATCGGGTATGCCCACAGTAGTCGCCGGTGCCAGCGTTCCAATTCGATGTGTGCCCGCTGCTCTGGCATGACCTCCCCCGAGGCGGTCATGCGGGAGCACCGAAGGCGTTGGGGAGTCCGAGTGCCGAGTCGGGTCGGGCTTGTAGTCGGCTTTCCGCCACTTCCGCGTGCTTGCGCAGGCGGCGGGCCCGCTCGGCAAGCCGGCCGGCCCCCGCGTCGGTGAGCCGGTAGTAGCGACGTAGCCGCCCGTCAACGACCTCCTGGCGGTCGACCGCAATGAGTTCCTGCTCCACCAGGCGGTCGAGGGCTCCGTAGAGGGTGCCGGCCCGCAGCTTCACCGTCCCCTCGGAGATCTCGGCGACCTCCTGGGTCACCCCGTAGCCATGTTTGGGCCCCGTCGCCAACGCGGTGAGGATCAGGAACGTTGGTTCCTGCATTGATGCCATGCAGAACAGATTACGTTGGACGGTATATGCCGTCAAGCTGTGCCAGTGAGGTGATCACCGCCCTGGCGGCGGTCACGGAGGTGCGGTGACGACAGCATGTCGGGGCCAGATGTGCCGTACGCCCTCCACGCCGCCGGGGCACCGGCAGTCGGGAGTGTGTCGGCAGTCGGCGGCGCATACGACGGTGCGGGCGGCGGCGGGCCCGACGGTGGTCACCTCGAGGAAACGGCGCCGGCAGCCGGGGCAATCGCCGGGTATCCGCGTGCGGTAGGGCGGCTGAGCGATCCAGTCCCGGGCCAGTTCGTCCTCGTCGGCGAGGTGGAGGGCGAGCATGCCGAGGGCGCGGGGCGGCAGGCCGAGGGCGGGTAGGGCGTGGAGGATGCGCCGGATCGGGTCGCGCCCGGCCGGGAGCCGGTAGGTGGTGGCGATCCATGTCAGCCGGTCGTGGAGGCGTTGGGTCCGCTGCGCCCACGTTTGCACAAACGGTGGGGGCCGGTCGGCGGTCAGCGTGGCCACCGGGTCGGCGTGTCCGCCGATCGGGTGGATGGTGCCGTGGATGGGGCTACGCAGGATCGGGGCGGCGGCGGTGAGGGTGTCGCCTCGGTGCCGGGCCTCGGCGGCGGCGAGCGTGGCGAGCTGCTGTCTGGCGGTGTGGATGGACCAGGCGGCGGCGGTGGCGTGGAGGTGGTGCGGTGTCACGGCGCTGGTGCTGCCGCCGCGCCAGTTGCTACTCATGCGTGAACTCCTCGGGGCCGGGACTCTGCCTGGGCTGGCATGATCGACAGCCGAACGGTCGACCTGGGCGAAGGGCGGGAGTAGGCGTGCGTAGGTGGGTCATCGGTGGGGCAGTCGTGGTCGTCGTGGTGCTCGTGGGCACGCTCGTCGTCCAACTGCGGGGCACGACCCGGTTCGATGACCGGGCCTACCCAGGCAGTAGGTGGGATATGACGCCGGATGCGGTCTTCGCCGAGTTTGACCTGACGCTTCCCGAGTGCACTGACGGGCGAATGAGGTACTGGGCGGGCAGCCTGGAGCTGTACGTGAGGATCACGGCACCGTCGGACTGCGTCGACCAGTTCATCGAGGTGAACCGGCTTAAAGGTGGCGAACGGGCTATGCGTGGTCCAGTGATCCTCATCAACAGCGCAGGCCGGGCGGCGGCGTTCGGATGGCAGTCGTCCGCGGACCGAAAGTACACCCGGTATCGGCGCGAGGAGACCTGGAAGAGCAACGTGGAAACTCAGGCAACCGCTGACGATGGCGCCGCCGAGCGGTCCCTGTTCCTGCACGCTTGGCACCAGTAGTCGCGCGGTCATCGGTCATCCCGGCCGATGACAACCGTCCCGCTGGGAACGAAGCCGCCGGTCCGTAGGCCCGTCACGGGGTTCACAGGGCCGCTGTGAGCGGCTGGGGTGGCGCCGCCCACGGCCACCGCGCCGGGGTCTACAGGCGACTGTGCGTGGCTCTCAGCGGGCGACACGGCATCCTGCGCGCTGCCGGTCGGGGAACCGGGGCAGGTGGCGTACTGCGCCCGTGCCCGGTCGATCCGCTCGACAGCATCGTCGAGGGTGGCGATCAGCTCCTGGGCGTCGGCGAGGGTGGCGCGGGTCTGGTCCCGCTCTGCGGCGAGTTGGTCGACCAACTCGGCGGCGGTGGCGAGGGGGCTGTGGCAGCCGGCGCGGTTGAGGGCGGCCCACACGTCGGTGAGGTTTTCGAACGCCTGCTGGCAATCGTCAGGGGCGGTAATGGTGTGGTGGTCGTG